GCAATTTTTAGAGAGTAGGTTTCTGCCTATGACTGAACTACTGGTAGCAGCTTGGGCAGTAGCCTGTGTGTTAACAGCTATAGAGGAACTATTAATATCCCTAGGAAAATGGAGGGGCCTACTTGCCCTCTCTATGAGCACAGTAGCCTGTCTAGTCCTTAGACCTTTAGGTTGGGATCAAATCTTTTATGTACTCTCTGCGTCGTTCATTGGACTTATATCCTCAGTGGTTGTAGAAAACCTTATAACCGGAACACCAGAACGCGTTGCTCGCGGGTTGCCAAAGAAGGTACCTCCGCTATAGAGTGTATCCTCCAAGAAGGAGGAGATTATGAAATCACCATATTCAGACCCAAACCTGTCACTTCGTGCTCGGGGTCTATACGCATATTATGTTGAAGTAGGGCGTGTTTTATCGTCTGAAGAAATGTCAGCATCGGTACCTGAGGGTAGAGATGCCATTAGAAATGCTATGAACGAACTTAAGTTCTATAAGTATATAAAAGCCGTAAGGTATCAAGATAACTCTGGACAATGGCGGACACTGCTTAAATTTACCGACGACGTAATTTCAGGCATTCTATACATTGACAGTGGTACAGTTACTAATACTAATACTAATGATATATCTACTAGTACAAATATAGATACAGTTACTAACGTAACTGTATCTATAGGGGCTGCGCCCCAAAAAGAAAAAGGAGGATTGATGATGGCATGGCCTGAATTAGGAGATAGCCCAACCCCCGATAAACCAAAGCGCAAGTTTGTGTTGGACACCGAAGACGACTCTGGAGCTATTGGGAAAGTTAGTTCTTTAAAGGTTGGCGGTGCTCGTAAAAAGAAAACCACTGTGGAGCGGGAATCTAGAAACAGAATTAACATCCCCGAAGAAGAGTGGATTGCTAGGGATCTCTGTGCAGAGTTCTACGACTTGCTGTCTACTCTAAACACCAGCGCTCCAAATCAAATGAGTGCCAAGCACCTTGCTACCTGGATTAACAAGAGAATCGGGGAAGGCGTACCGGCTGTTGCTATTCTTAAGGGCATGCGTATGTTTTTTGCAGACCCTAGAATGTTTCATGATATTGGTGTAGGTTTGCCTATCTACCAACGTTTTATGAAGTACTACGGAACTATCCACGGAATTGTGAACCGAGTTGCGGAATCATCAGCTTTAGATGAAGATACTCTCGCTCATCAAGAAAAGTTACTTAAGCTATTGGAGGGTTGATGTATAACGTTTCAGAGTTGTCGGGAACTGTGCGGGCACAGATTAATGCGGCAAGCCTCCCAATGAAAACCATTGGGTGGGAGTTTTCAGATATAGAGCCATCAGATTCTCTGGATAAAGTCCAGCTTTGGGTCGAAATGGTCAAATCTGGAAAAGTTATCCAATCGGCTGGAAACGCCAATTGCGGACGCGGATTGCTATTGGTAGGTGAACCAGGTCACGGAAAGACTACTCTCGCCTCTACGGCCCTACAGGAGCTCATTAGGGGTATGTCTAGAGAGTCCTGGGGCACTCCAGATTTGAACCCAAAACGACCCGCCATGTTCATGGACTATCCCAAGCTTCTTAGGGTCCAGAAGACCCAGTGGTCTGATTTTGACGACAGCGTTGAAATTATGATTAACGGCATTTACGGAGAAGGCGCTAAAGAATACGCAGTTCGAACTTTTGTTCTTGACGATTTAGGCAAGGAGTATCGAACATCTTCCAATTGGGCTGAAAACACATTTGATGCTTTACTACGTTCTAGGTTTAACGCTGGGTTCCCCACTATCGTTACAACTAACGTTCCTTTAAAAAGTTGGGGAACGGTATATGGTGAAGCTATGGGTAGTTTTGCCTATGAAGCTTTCATTCCAATTGACATAATAGCCAAAGGAGACCGACGCAAATGAGGACAGCAATGAGTTACTGGAAAGCAATGCAACTATTTCTTTCAGACACCGGAGTACACGAAGTAGAGATTAACTCGCCTTCGTTAAAGTTGCGTTGTAACTGCGAAGGTTTTAATCTGCGTAAAGCTTGTAAACACGTGCGATTTGTTAAAACTAAAATGGATGACAATGACGGTGTGTACCCAACAGAAATTTCTAGAAAAGCATCTAAGTTAGATGCCGCTGTAGCCAGTAACGATCCAGAAGCATTTAGAAGGCTCTTAATTAATTATGGCAAAATTGAAGTGCTGTAATTATGCAAAGGGGCGACATATCCAATGAAGTTCCTTTAAGGGTTGTAGTTACTTTAGATTGCATCCTGTCTAAGAAACCTACTGTAAAAAAAGTATTGGGGATCCCAGTATTTGGAGAAGAAAGTCAGTACAACCGCCAGTCTCTTTCCCTGTTCTGGCGATTTGCAGACAAGTATGGATATACTTTAGAGTTAATTGGCTTTGGTTACACAAAAAAAGAAATGGATGAAGTTTTAGAAGATTTAAATAATCTCGGGACTAATCCGTTTAACTATGTAAACCGCTATAACTCTGTAGCAGATTTGGTAGCAGAACTGCCGTACCGTCCAGAACTCAAAGGGGTTGTGGATATACCCTCTAGGGGTCTAAGGTATGGCGGTAAGTATCTAGAGATGGGGAGATTGTAGTGGCAGCAGATAACGAAGTTAGATTACTTTCTCGCGCCATACGAACTCGAGACATTACCCCGTTGTTAGAAGCAGGGGTCAATGATGATTGGTTTTTTGTAGATGAGAATCGTCAAGTATGGAGATTCTTACGTCAACACTGGACTAAGTATCAAGAGGTTCCCACATCTGTAACCGTTGTAGATAATTTTCCAACTTACCGGCTTTTAGCTGTAGACGATACTTTAGAGTATTTAGTTGATCAATTAGTTGAGTACCGCAAACGTCAACATGCAATAACAGTTATCCAAGATGCTTCAGAAGCTATTGCTAGCGGAGATCACAACGTTGCTATATCTGTTTTAAGCCAGGGTGTAGCAAAGCTAATTGACGAAGGTGCTAGAGAATCTAACGATATAGATTTAACTAACGAAGCTACTAAACGTTTTGAAGAGTACACGCACATTAAAACCAGACCTAACGGATTAATAGGTTTTGCTACTGGGTTTAAAACTATTGACGAAGCAACTGCCGGCTTACAGCCTGGGCAGCTTATAACTATTATTGCTCCCCCTAAAACAGGTAAATCAGTTTTAGCAATGCAGATGGCTGTAAACGTTCATAGAGACGGTTTTGTTCCAATGTTCCAATCGTTTGAGATGACTAACTTAGAGCAACAACAACGGCACGACTCAATGCGGTCACGTATTGCTCATTCTCGTCTTATACGCGGGGCGTTAACTCCCGCGGAAGAAGCACGGTATATGGATGAACTTAAGGCTATGGAGTCGATGCATAGATTTTACTTAACAGATTCTGTGTCCGCTATGACTGTTACAGGGCTAGCAGCAAAGATTGACAAGATCCGACCTGATATTGCATTTGTAGATGGAGTCTATTTGATGACGGATGAAGTGACGGGGGAATCTAACAGTCCTCAAGCACTCACTAACATAACTAGAAACTTGAAGCACTTAGCAATGGCTAAAAAGATTCCTATTGTTATATCTACTCAAGTTTTGTTGTGGAAGATGAAGAAGCGTCAAGTATCAGCTGATGCTATTGGTTACTCATCTTCTTTCTATCAAGACTCTGATGTAATCCTTGGGTTACAGAAACAAGATGAAGAGGACGATACTTCCCGCGAACTACGTATCGTTGCAAGCCGTAACTGCGGACCGGCTACAAGTGATCTGCTATGGGACTGGGAAGCGGGGAAATTCGAAGAATATGGATCTTTATTCGGAATCAGCACCATTTAATGGAAAACAGGCTTGTCTTTCTGTTGACCCAGAAATCTTTTTTCCAGAAGATTATGAAAATAGGGAAGCGGTGTTTGCAGCAAAAACGATTTGTAAAAAATGCCCTTTAACTACTGATTGTTTAATCTACGCCGTAAAAGATTCTAAACTTGACGGGATTTGGGGAGCTACCACACCGGCAGAACGTAAAAATTTAAGGAGAAGAAAAGTGGTTTTAAATTAATGTTTGATTTAAGAGATAAAGACTCTCCTCTTCACGTATGCGTGTGCGGCTCAATGCTTTGGTATGTTAAGTGCATGTTTGAAGATTATGAGATCTCTACTTACATGCTAGATATGGAGTGTTTTTCTTGTGGTTCCGTTGCAACAGCGCCCACACTTATAGATATGCCAGACAACTACGTAAAAATGGAGGATAGACGTGAAGAAAGAGAAGATGAAGAGGATTACGGAGACTGATTTACGTGCTCGGGGCTACTTAACGGTAGATGAGTTTGTAGATAAGTTTTCTGAGAGCTTGCGAGGCTATATGCATTCTAATTGGCCTACCACAGCCGATGAATTGCAGCACCCAGAGGATTTAGCATCTAATGCTATTACCTACACCGAAATTATGTACCGAGTGATTGTGGATTTTTCATAAATGTATCGTAATGGGGATGTTCAGCAAGCCTTGCTGCGTCTTGGGGTTTTAACAGAACCGCGTAACCAAGAGCTCAAAGGTTACTGCCCCATGCACTTAGAACGTGTTGGTCGAGAAGACCATAACCCTTCTTGGTCAATGAATTCTGTTACTGGCGTTCACCATTGTTTTTCTTGTGGGTACAAAGGCACGTTAATAACTTTGGTCGCAGAAGTCCAAGAGATGAAGACTTCTTGGGGCCGTCTTGATTTAGACGCAGCTAAAGATTGGCTTCGTGCAAATGTTGAGGTTGATTTTGAGCAGTTAAGCAAACAGTTAGAAGAGATGCGGGAATCTTACGTGTCTCTACCTAAGCCTGTAGAGATGAGCGAGGCTCGTTTAGCAGTATTTGATACCCCACCTGACTGGGCATTACAAGCACGTCAGTTAACTTCGCATGCCTGCGATTTATATGACGTCAAGTGGGATCGTCGTCAAGAGGCTTGGATTACCCCTATTAGGAATGCAGAAACTGGAAATCTTATGGGGTGGCAAGAAAAAGGTCAGAGCAACAGGACTTTTAGAAACCGTCCCACTGGAGTTAAAAAATCTACTACCCTGTTTGGTTTGGATGTGTGGACTAGCAATACTATGGTCATAGTTGAGTCTCCTTTAGATGTTGTAAAACTTAGCTCTATGAAGTTGAGTCAAGGCGTATCAACTTTTGGGGCAAGTGTCAGCGTCGAACAAGTTGGATTATTTCGTAAGGCTGAAAAGTTGATTTTTGCTTTTGATAACCCTAGTATTGATAGTGCGGGAGAAAAAGCGTCTAAAGAGATGTTTGCTCTTAGTAAAGAGTTAGGTTTTGAATGCTGGTTTTTTAACTATGCCTCTACAGGTATAAAAGACATAGGAGACATGAACTATGAGCAAGTACAGTACGGCATCACAAAAGCTAAGCACTGCGTATTTGGGGAAAAAGCAATTTACGGAGACTGAGGCTGAGATTAGAGCTCGGATTATGAACGAAATTGCTCACGTAAACGAATATTACCGCGGAGGTACCCCCAAGTCAGCCACTGCTATACTCGTGGAAGTAATGGCCATCATAAGGGGTAACTAGTGACATTTACCGGAACTCTTCTTCCGTATCAACCAGAAGCAGTGGACGCTATGTGCACTCGAGGCAAGATGTTAGTTGCCTACGATCTTGGTTTGGGAAAAACAGTTCTAACTATTGCGGCTTTAGAACGTCTTATGGATGAGGAGTCTATAACCGCCCCAGGCCTTATAATTTGTTTATCTAGCTTGAAGTATCAATGGGCAGATCAGATAAGGAAGTTTACTGATGGATCTTCAACACCTTTGGTTATTGACGGAACGCCGAAACAACGTATTGCTCAATACGCAGAAGCAATCGATTGGGGGCACTCACTCGTGGATTACGTCATTATTAACTACGAGCAAGTTGTTAACGACTGGGAGTATGTACGACAGCTCCCTACGGGATTCATTGTCTGTGACGAAGCCACAGCCATCAAAAGTTTTAAATCCAAACGTTCCAAGTACGTAAAAAAATTAAAAAGCGACTACAAGTTTGCTCTTACCGGCACACCGGTAGAAAATGGAAAACCAGAAGAGTTATTTTCAATTATGCAGTTTGTTGATGCTAAAGTGCTGGGCAGGTTTGATTTATTTGACCAAACGTTTATTGTACGTAATCGTTTTGGCGGTGTAGAGCGTTATAGGAACCTATCGGTATTAAATAAAGCATTAAACAATGCGTGTGTACGTAAACGTCAAACAGATGCAGACGTTGCTCCCTACCTTCCTGAAACAATTTTTGCACAACCTATTTTAGTAGAGTTTGATTCTGCTGGAGCTAAGTTGTACAAATCTATTGCTAATGAAATTCTTACTGATTTAGACGAAGCTGTAGAGTCTTACGGCGCCTCTTTTGATATTTTTTCTCATTACGGTCAAGCAGACCAATGGGATGGGGCCGACGCACTTCGTGGCAAAATTATGTCAAAATTAACTGCTTTACGCATGCTTTGTGACAACCCTGAGTTGTTGCAGTTTTCAATATCCACCTCAAATTACGTAGGGGAACTTTCTACTACAGGACGCCTTGATGCGGTAAACAAGGCGCCAAAGCTTTCCGCCCTTAAAGAATATGTTAACAATTTCCTAGAGTCGGATGATAGAAACAAAGTTGTTATCTTTACTAGTTATGTGCACATGGTTGATATGATTAGAGAAGCGCTAGATTATGAAAGCCGTCCATACACAGGAGTAATGAATGCTAAAGAAAAAGAAGAATCAAAAGTTGCTTTCCAAACCGAAGAGAGCATTCGCATCCTTGTCAGCTCTGACGCTGGGGGTTATGGTGTTGATCTACCTCAAGCTAACCTTCTTATTAATTATGATCTCCCGTGGAACGCAGGACTCGCACTTCAACGTAATGGACGAATCAGAAGAGCCTCT